TGGAGGTTCGAATCCTCTCTCGGCTACTGATGGGGATGTGGCCCAAGGGCAGAGGCGACCGACTTAAAATCGGTTCAGTGCGGGTTCGAATCCCGCCATCCCTACAAATGGAGAGGCAAGCAGACGGGCGACTGCATCTGGCTTGAACCCAGACGAACGTAACAGTCTTGGGGGTTCGAATCCCTCCCTCTCCGCCGAAAACTTTGGAAGGGCAAGCCAATTGGCGATGGCACTCCGTTCGAGGCGGAGCGAACGTAACTGTCTTGAGGGTTCGACTCCCTCTCCTTCCGCTGGAGAGATGGGTGAGTGGTTGAAACCGCGTGCTTGGAAAGTACGTGTACCTGAAAAGGTACCGCCAGTTCGAATCTGGCTCTCTCCGCTATGCCCGCGTAGCCCAATTTTGGCAGAGGCGGCTAGTTCAAACCTAGCTTACGTGGAGGTTCGAATCCTCTCGCGGGTACCGAGTTACTCGGCGTAGATCTCGTTGAAGTCCGGCGCGTCCATTTGCTTCGGCATAGCCTTGATTTCGGGGAGCGGTTCCGGCATTTCGATTTCGACCTGATCCATGGCAGCTTCGCCCGCCAGGGCGCTGCTTAGAAGATCATCGACCGTTGCGGCTCCCGATCGTCCGCGTCGAGCGCGCGGGCGTGGAGGCGGAGAGCCTAGCCCGACTCCCTCTCCCCTTGGTGTAGGAGAGTTTTTCTGCGCTTCGATGTAGCCTTCGAGGTAGTTGCGGATAGCCACGATGTCCTGGCGAAGCTGCACGTCTTGGGCAGAGAGTTCCTCGATCTGCTGCGCGGACCACTCGTAGGTGTTCTTGGTCGCGGTTTGATCTTCGGGCTTCAGGTAGCTGCCGACGGCGGTGACGAGGGCGGCGATGGCCAGAATCAACCCCTTCATCGCGTTGAGTTTGCTCAGGATCGATTGCTTGTCTTTTGGATCTTCGCTGTCGGTCATGGCTGCATAGTAAATCGAAAATTCGTTACCCACCAATCTGAGACGGTCAGAACTTGCCTCTCATAAGGGCTTGCTAGTGCGGTTCGATTCCGCCTGGTGGGACCAGTGCGCGCCGAGGGCGGAAGGTTCGCGGCGAGTTTTATATCCTCGAACGCCAGATAGGCGGCCAAAGCGGGTTCGAGTCCCGATCGGCGCACCATGTAGGAAAAGGTACGACAACGGCCAAAGCGCTTAAACCGCAGAGAAACGCTGTTGTTATGCTCTTGACATCCTAAGCGCGGGACTATATAGTCCGGGTATGCACATTCGACAGGCGATTGACCTTGTGATCGAGTCCCACTCGGAACGCTATGAGGGCGTCTCGGTGGTGACCGATGTTTCCTGCCACGGTGACGCTGTCCGGGGCTACGCCGTCCAGGTGTGGGCGACCAGTGCGGACGGCTCCCGCTTCGTGTCTGGCGCGGTCGTGGTGGCGGCTCGGCCCTTCATCGAAGCGGTCGAGTGGGCTGAAAGCCACAAGGAATGGCGGCACATGGTCCGCGAGTACCTTGGGACGGAGCGCGCCGACGAAATCTTGTCGATCGCAGAGTACAACCACGGCTGTTGGTCGCGCCGGAAGCGCGAGAGTGCGAGGGTGGCATGACCTGGCAATCGGCACTGCGGGCGAGCAACACGCGCGTTTACATCTGCGCCACGGGCGCGGGCGCGGGCATCCAGGAGGCGTTGTGGAACATTCCTGGGATCTCTTCGGTCCTGGTAGGCGCGGAATTTCCCTACGCTGCGGAAGCAACTAAGCGGTTCTTGGGCTATGCCCCGGAAAGCTTTTGCTCGGAGGCCACTGCCGTCGCGTTGGCGATGGAGTCGTATTATCGAGCGTACACTCCCGGTCAACAGGCAGTCGGCTTCGGGCTCACGGCTTCGGTCGCGACCCGTAAGAAGCATCGCGGGGAGCACCGCTGCTACGTCGCTACGTTCACCGCTGCGGCTTGCCGCGTGTGGTCAGTGGTGTTGCCCAAGGGACACGGGGCGAAGCGGCGCGTGGCGGATGGGCGGGCTTGCAACCGTCTTGGGCTCGCGGCGCTGTTGGACACGGTGCTGGGTGGGAAGCGCGCGGGCAAGTCGGAAGATGGCGCGCAGTTGGCGCAGCGGAACCTGGAGGCGCGTCCGTACTGGAACGCGCAAGGCGAGCGCAGGTGGAACCCGCCCGAAGCCGCTCCGGACTTGGTCTTGTATCCGGGAGCTTTCAACCCGCCGCACGAAGCGCACTTCTGGATTGCGCGCAACACGAACGCGACTTTTCAGGTCACGACGAATCCGCCGCACAAGGCTGCCCTCACGGTTGCGCAGGTGTTGGAGCGCGCGAAGGGCTTGGAGGGGTACGCGCGCTACTTCACAATGGGCGATCCGTTGTACCTCGACAAGGCGCGCAGCTTCCCTGGGTGTGCGCTGGTGATGGGCGCGGATGCGTTTCAGCGGATGTGTGATCCGAAGTGGGGACTGGAGATCGAGCCGATGTTTGACGAGTTCGATCGGTTGGGGACGCGCTTCCTGGTAGCGAACCGACAGGTGGACGGGCGTGTCCTTGTGGCGGAAGATGTTGTGGGAGCCGGAACGGACGTGTGGACCTATCCGGTGGAGTGGACGCCGGTTCCGGTTCCGGAACGGCTGCTAGACCTCGCTTCATCGCGCGTTCGCGCCGCCGCCGAATAGTTGTACGCTGGCGGTGTGTTGAACGTCGGCCAGCTACAGCAAGCAATCCTCACCATAATTTCTACGCCCGCCTCGAAAACTACGCCCGCGCAAGCGGCAGCGGATTGGGCGAGCGCTTACGATGCGTATGGGCGTGGTGCGAGTGATGTTTCTGGAGATCCAGTCGTCTCGGTGAATCGAGCGGGGTTCCAGAGCGCGCTTCGTTTTGCGAACAGCGGCAGTGCGGCGCAGGCTGCCAGTGAGTTTGAGCGCGGGTTCATTTCATACTGGACTGGTGCTGTTTTTGCGGTGGCGATTCCGGTACCCCCGGTGACGCCTTGTCCATCGATTCCGGCGTCGCCGCCATGGCTGCGGGAGATCACAAGCGTTGTGGTGTCTGCAACGCCGGGGCTTGCGGGCCTGCTTACTCCGATCTTCTCGGACAACCAAAGCCAGGATCTTCCGGGTCGTGCTGGTAGGCTGGCGAATGCGTTTCATACGGCGACGACGACGAACGTGCGGGTTCTGATTACGGGCATCACTACGCCACCGCCGCCTGGGGGTTTGCCGGTGACGAATCTGTGTACGATCTTCTAGGGTATGAGTTTTGATCTTGGCCCACATTCCGGTATGATGGTCAGCATGGCGAAGATGGGAACGCGGGCACGGCAAGCCGGGTTTGCGAAGCTTCGGGCGCTGCGCTGTTTCCCGGAGATCCATGAACGCATCCGCCAAGCGTGGCCTATGACGGAGGTAGCGCGGTGGATTCAAGAAGACCGTGAAGAGTACACCGACGTTACGCGCGCGGGGTTGCTGGTCGTGCTAAGGCGCTACTCGGCGTCGATTCCTGCGTTCCAGAAAGTCGAGCACCGCCTACCGCAGGCGTTTGTCGATGCGAAGGAGCGGTTGGAGAAGGGATTGGATGAGATCAACGAGTTGGAGGAACTGTATCGCCTCCAGATGAATCGAGTGAAAATCGACTACGAGAAAGAGCAGCAGATCAGCAAACTCTTTCCGACAATGAGTACGGAGATCCGCGAGGCGCGAAACCTGCTAGAGGCGCTTCTCAAGATGAAGCAAGAACTCGGGTTGCTGAAGTCAGCTCCGCAAGAGCACAACGTGAACATCACGGCGGAGATCGAGGGCCAGCTAACGGAGGATGTGGCGCAGTTCGCAAGCGAGGCGATGCAGGGCGTGTTGGAGAATCCTGAATCTCGCAGGCGCGTGACGGGGGTTGTTGATCGGTTTCTTCGTTTGAGCGAGAAGGGTCGGTCTACCGAGACGGCTGGCACGGATGAGCATCCATCAGGATAAGGAAGGACATGCGCGGTCGGTTCGATCGGAGGCGGAAGATGCGGCACTGTTACGCCGCGACCTCTCGAACCTGAGTGCTGCTGAACGTGAAGTCGTTGATTTGATTCTGTCTGACATCACCGACCCTTCGGGGGCGTCGGGTGGTGTCCGACTTTTGAAGAAGATGGGCGCGCTCGACTGGAAGCGCACCCCGGTGTCGATCTCGCAGTTTGTCCACGACGAGAAGTATCTGGGCTATACGTGCGACACGCTCTACGACAAGTTGGAAGCAGACCTGCAAGATCTGTTCGACGGCGACTATCGAGAGTGTGTGTTCACGGGGGCCATCGGGTGGGGGAAGACCTTTTCTGCGTCGATCGGTATTTGCTACCTGCTCTATCTGCTTTCCTGTATGCGTGACCCGCACGCCTCGTTTGGCATCGCGCCGAACTCGAACATCTCGATTGCTTGCTTGTCGGTGAACGAGCAACTGGCGATCAAGGTCGCGTATGAGAACATCGCGACGAAGATCGAGGCCAGCCCGTACTTCCAAGATCACTTTCCGTTCGAGAAGACCAAGAAGGAGCTTCGGTTTCCGAAGAAGATCTGGGTTGCCGCCCGTGCAACGACTGATAATTCTGTCTTGGGGTTGAATTTGATCGGCGGACTTTTGGACGAGACAAACTTCATGCACACCCGGATCAACAAGCATGACCCTCGTTTCAACCTTACGGGACAGGCAGAGAATTTGTACAACGCGATTCAGCGCCGCATGAAGTCACGCTTCGAACGAAAGGGTAAGTTGCCCGGCATTCTGTTTGTCGTGTCGTCTAAGCAAACAGCCAGCGATTTCACTGCAAAGAGAATACGAGAGTCGATTAACGACCCGACGATTTTTGTTCGTGACTACTCGTTGTGGGATGTCAAACCGGATGTTTACTATTCGGGTGAGTGGTTTCACGCCGTTGTTGGAAACGAGCAGTCGCCTTCGCGGATTCTGAAGGAGGATGAAGATCCCGATGCGGTGCGAGCGAAGATGAACGAGGGCTGCATCCTCATCCGAGTACCGTCGGATTATCGGCAGGACTTCGAGAAAGACCTCGAAGGCTCGATTCGAGATTTTGCGGGGGTGGCGACGGTCTCGGTATCTCCGTACATCCAGCGGAGAGAGAAGATCGAAGATGCGGTTGACCATGTGCGCACGCACCCGTTTACGGTTGAAGTTTTAGACCCATCGCAGCCTGGCGAGTTCCGCTGGACGCAGATGGTCAGTCTCCAGTCGGATTTGACGGGACTCGAAGTCGAAACCTTCCAACGCCCCATCGTAAGCCCGCACGCTCCCAGGCACATTCACATCGACCCGTCGTTGTCTGGTGACGCTACCGGGTTTTGTATGGGGCATATTTCGGAGTGGGTAAATGTCACGCGCAAAGATCCAGACGGGACTCCCTACACCGAACGTGCGCCGGTCTACTTCATCGATTTGGTGCTCCGAATCGTTCCGCCGATCGGTGACGAGATCGTGTTGGGCGACGTGAGGCAGTTGGTCTACCAGTTATCGAAGCGGGGCTACATGATCACTTCGGTGACCATGGACAGTTGGGGCAACGGCTCCCACGATGCGGTCCAAAAACTCAACCAGAAGGGGTTCAATGCCAGTATCTTGTCGGTGGACAAGACGATGGGGCCGTACGAACTGCTGAAAGAGGCGCTTTACGAAGACCGAGTGAATCTGTATCCGTACCCGTTGTTGTTGAAAGAGCTTCGTGAGCTAGAGCGTGATTGGATCAAACGTAAAGTTGACCATCCGGCTGGTGGCTCGAAGGATTTGGCTGATGCGGTTGCTGGGGTTGTCAGTACGCTTACGGACGCTTCTTCGTCCATCCCGATTCCGTTTGTTCGAAGTCCGGCTGTCTACGAGGGTGATGCCTGGTTACAGGAGCAGCAGCAACGGGCCATGGCAGAGGCAAACTCTTTCGGGTCGGGCGATGACGAGGGTGCCGAAACCTTCGGTGCCCTACCCGCGTTTTTGATCGGTGGGGTGTCCGGTTCCGAAGACTGGTGACTGGACGATATAGTCGTCTGCTAGGTTCAGTTACATAGGATCTTGTGGTACACAGGATTTGTGGACCTCCATACTCGCAGTCTCCTGCTTGAGGTCTTTGGCGACCCCACTAATGTGGTTCCTGCTGGAACGGGGGCCATCCTTACGCGCCCCTCGAAACTGGACAACGAGTTCGCGTCGAAAGTGGTAGACGGGCTGGAGCTAGACGCCGTTTTTCGTGACCTTGGCGCAATCACCGCCCGCGAGATCGCAGATGACATGGAACAGCGCGGCTTGAAGCCTGCCGATTTCGCCGCTTTAGAGGGACTGCCAGAAAAGGTTTCGAAGCGCATCGCGGAGAACCTCGGGCGATCGGAAGTTTTCAAGCGCGCTCTGTGCGACCATCTGAAGCTGCGAGGTTAGATTCGTGGGTGCCGTCCAAGGTGTTGTCGATCGTCTGCGGAAGTCGTTCGCCACCGACAAGGAGCGTGGTGCAGATCTCCTTGCCAAGGGGGCCACGGCTCCAGCCTACCCGGATTCCGGTTACGACTTGTTACAGGCGTATGGGTACGACGCGCTGTCGGACTATCTGCGTCTCGAACACGACCTGCTGTCTCGGTATGTCGATTACGAGGAAATGGATGACCACGACCTCAATTCGTCGGCGCTAGACATCTACGCGGACGATTCCACACAACCGGAAACTCAGATCAAGCGTACCGTTTGGGTCACCTCTCCAGATCGAACGATTCAGACCGATCTAGACGACTTGTTCCACAAGCGTCTGCGGCTCGATGAGGAGTCGTGGGAAATGGCGCGGTCTTTGTGCAAGTACGGGAACAACCTCGAAGAGATGCTGATCACCGAAGAAGGTGTAGTTGGCTTGAACTTCCTGCCAGCACCTACGGTGCGACGTATCGAAGGCCCACGCGGTGAACTGCATGGCTTCGTGCAGGATTTCAAGGGGCGGTTCGGCTACTCGCCGCAGGAATTTCAGAAGATCTTGGCGCAGCGCACAGACGCGATTAAGAGTTTGGCTCAATCGGGCGGCACCCCCAGCAACTATCTTGCGCGCGTAGCCGCGCTGGAACCGTGGGAGGTTGTGCATTTGCGTCTGCGCGGCAAGCACCGCCGCGCGATTTACGGTTACTCGATTTTGGAGCCGGGTCGTTGGATCTGGAAGCGGCTGATGCTGATGGAAGATGCCGCCATGATCTACCGCCTCCAACGCGCGCCCGAGCGGTACGCCTTCTACGTGGACGTGGGGGATCTTCCGCCTGCGGAAGCCCTTGCGTACGTCAATCGGGTTCGGCAACAGCACAAGAAGCGTAAGTTCGTGAATCCGGCCACGAACAAACTCGACCTGAAATTCGAACCGCTCACGCACGACGACGATTTCTATGTCCCGGTGCGGAAAGGTGTTGAAGGCACCCGTATCGAAGTGTTGGGAGCGCCGTCTTGGCAGCACATGGACGATGTCGAGTACTTCCAGAAGAAGCTGTTCGCCGCGCTGAAAGTCCCGAAAGCCTATTTGGCGCAGGACGATACGACGGCGAAAGCCGTACTCAGCAGCGAAGACGTGCGCTTCGCCCGTTCGGTGCTTCGGGTACAGCGGGAGCTTCGGAACGGGTTCAAGAAGATCGCGCGCACACACTTGGCGGCGACGAAGCGCGACCCGTATCGGGTGGAGTTTGAGATCGGAATGACCGTGCCTTCCGCGATCTTCGAACTGGCGCAATTGGAGGTTCGAAACGCGCGGGCGGACCTGGCTGCGCGGATGCGCGAGCACGTGTCTCTGCGGTGGGTGTTGGAGAACGTGTACCAGTTGACCGACGAAGATATCGAAGTGGTGATCAAGGAGCGGTCTGAGGACGTGGTTCGGGATGGACGCGCAACGGCCGAGGTCGAGAAAATGAGCGCCATGGCCCAGGCATCGGCTCAGGCGGCTACGGGCGGTGGTGGGGGTGGAATGGAGGGGGCGGAGCATCCGAAGGGTCTGGCGCTGATCGAGCGCAAACTCGATGCGTTACCTAAGAACTTGCGTAGGGCCATCACCGAATCGGAGCTAGAACACGGTCGCGATCGATCTTCAGAACGCCGCGCGACCGAGAAGCTAGACCGGCTTCTGAAGCAGGGGGATGCCCAGGTTAGGCGTATGCGGGAGCAGGGTGCGTTGATCAGGGAGATCGCGTTTGCGAAGGCGAAATGATTGACGATCTTTTTCGGGACCGGTAAGGTGACGGACGTGCAGGCGGATTTCGACAAAGTGCTTCCCGCTTCCGAGTTGCGGAGGCTCACGCAGGGTAGTTTCGAGCACAAGATCGAGCAGGTTCGGGAAGCGGTCGAAGACGCTTTTGACCCGGAAAAGTCGGTGCTTTTGGCCTGTTACTCCGACAGCGCTGTCGTGAGCGTTGGCGACAAGTTTTTCAAGGTGCGCGTAGAGGAAGCGGATTCGGGGCATCTTGCTGTGACTGGTCGTGAGGCGCTTGTTGTGGATGTTCGTTCGCCTGATGACGTGGACGATCTCATTGAACAGGAAGCGCTGGGCGTCGTGAGTCTGTGGCTTGCTGGGCAAGTCGATAAGGCCAAGGCGCGGTTGCGCGCTCTGGCTCCCCAGGTACGTGCGACTTCATCGTTGGGGGACAGCAAGCTGGTGGACAGTGTGGAGACGGTCCTCAAGGGTGACCGGCCCTGGAAACGTGCGTATCAAGAACGGCAGAGCCAGATTCGGGAAATGCTAGGATCGGATCTTGTCGTGGCAGAGTTGCGGCCGAAGTTCCGCAAGCTGTATGATGGGTCCACCCCGCCTGAAAAACTCGCTGGGTATCAGCAATTGGTTACCGCCGACTTGAGCACAATCGTGGGCCGCTTGGATCGGATCTCAGAGAGTGCTAAAACCGCCTTTGAGAGATCCCGCGAAGTTCTGACTACGGCTCAAAGTAGCGAGCAGGATGACTCTGGGGTTTTGGATTTGTACGAAGGGTTCTCGGTTGATCTGATCGAGGACTTAGAGCAGATGAAGAGACAAACAGCAGTTGCAGCCAAGCGGATTCGTGATGTTGGGTACCAAGGTAAGTTGCGTGATGTGCTTGCCGACGGTCTCGCGTCGTACGAAGTCGCTGGTAAGTTTGTGGAAAAGGTTGCTGGCCTCTTAGAGGCTCAGGAGGAATGACAATGTCCGCACTTCGGCACCCCGTAGTTCTCACCTCTCTTGAAGAGGACTTTCGGAGGATCGGTCTGATCAAGGAAGAGGGCCTCCCGGTTAGCCAGGGAGGGGAGGCGGGGTCTGGTCAACAGGGCCATGCGCCGAACTCGGGTGCGGACGGCAGCAGGTTTGCTGCCAAGGGCTCGACTAGCTCCACGCAGACCACCACCAAAGGTGGGAAGCATTGGGGTGACGGCTACCGAGTCGGTGGCGATCGGCTGAACAGCCAGTCCGACGACCGCAAAGATCCAAATCACGACTACGGCACGACGGAAGCGTTGGCCATGCGTGAGGCGGAAGCGTTCTCGGAGATGTTCGATGAGGAGTTTACCTCGGAGCCCACAACCACCGATGACGACTTTGTGTACCTCACACAAGAGGACATGGGCGAGTTGGAGACGATCTGTGCAGAGGACGAAGAGCTTCCGCCAGGAATCGTAGAGGGTCCGTCGTCGGGCGACCTCGCCGCGTTGTTTGCGGAGCAGGACGACGACGAGGATGACGAAGACGACGAGGACGACGACGACGAAGGCGGCGAGGACGACGACTACGAAGAGAAGAAGTCCAAGAAGTCGGTCAAGGAAGCCAAGAAGGCCAAGAAAGAGGACGACGACGAAGACGACGAAGACGACGAGGAGGGCGAGGACGACGACTACGAAGAGCGTAGGACGGCGGACGATTTCCTCGCCTCCCTGAACGAGCGCATCACCGCCTTGAAGGAGTCGGAGACGAAGAGCAACAAGGAGTCGGCGCTGCCTGCGTTCGCAAACTTGGCTCTGATCTCCGAAATGCTGGCCGACACGTTCGTGGCCGCCGCCGAGCATTTGGAGGACGAGGAGTACGCCGAGATGGCGAAGGGCTACGCCGACATGGCGAAGTACAGCGCCGGGGTGGTGAGTTTCCTTGAATCCGAGGACGATGTGGACTTCGAGCAGGTCAATAAGACGTTCCGCGAATTCACCGACACGGTGATGACGGGCGTCGAAGCGTACAACCACCTGATCGAGACTCAGGACGAAGGTATCTTTTCGAGTGGTTCGACCGAAGATCCACACAAGGGCAAGCGCCACTGGAAGTCCGGATCTTCGCACGAGCCCAACGCCCACCACGGTGGCGGTCCCGGCACGAACGAAGGTAAGAAGGGCAAGTTCCCGGCCTTCTTGAAGAAGAAGGGCATGAAGGAAAAGGGAAAGGGCATGGGGGAATACTGAGGCGTCGGCGGAAGCGCTGGCTGACGCCTAAGAGCCCCAAGGCCAAACCCACCCAAAGAAAGCGGCGGACGGCGTATTCGAGCGGACGTAAGGAACTAATCGGGTCGCTCTACAACCCAGCAAAGCGGAAGCGGTCGAAGAAAGGTCACTTCAAGAATCCGATCGGATCTGCATTGAGTTTTACACCGTTCAAGAGTAACTTCCGTTGGCGTCTACACTAATGGCGAAGATCAAAGCACAGTCACTCACCGACGTACTGAGCGAGAACGTTGTTCTCGAATTGGTCGAGGGCAAGGGCTCGGATGCTGGCAAGGTCTTTGTTCGTGGTGAGTTCGGCAACGCCGAGAAGCCTACAGCTAACGGTCGGTTATACCCGCCGAAGCTCTGGGAGAGCCAGATCGAACGTCTCCATTCGAACCTCAAGGACCGAAAGGTTCTTGGGGAGCTAGATCACCCGCAAGATGGCCGGACAGCGCTTACGCGCGCGTCGCATGTGATCACCGACCTTCGCTTGGTGGACAGCGTGGTGATTGGTGAGGCTGAGATCTTGGATACCGCCAAGGGCAGAGACCTCAAAGCGATTTTGGCGGCGGGCGTTCCAGTCGGAATTAGCTCGCGCGGGTATGGCAGCACGAAGGCCGACAACAAGGGCAACGAAGTCGTTCAGGAGGACTACAAACTCGTGACGTTCGACTTCGTGGCGGAACCTGCCGACGACACGGCATATCCCGAAGTGTTTTTCGAGGGAGTGGAAATGTCCGATCGAGATCGAGAAAAGGCGTTGGCGGACAAGTTCGCCAGGACAGTTGTGCTCCCCCAGCCGACCAAGGTGACAAGCGACGAGGCTTTGCGAGCCGAATTCGCTGGCGACCTGTTGAAGTCGGTTGGTGAACTGCGAACGGAGATCGAAGCGGAAGTTCGGGCCGAGATGCTGGCCGACCCGTCCGTGGCGCGCTCCAAGACCGCGATCGAGGCGGTGATGGGTGCGCTGAAGCCTTTCCTGTCGCCCTCCGAAGTGGGCGATATCGAGATCGAGAAGGACAAGGAGATCGAAAAACTCAGAAATGAGGTAGTCAGTCTCCAACTGAAGCTGGCGGAGCAGGACGAACTCGTTCTCAAGCTGGGCGAGGCCGTCAAAGAGGCTGGCTACAAGTTCTTCATCGAGAAGCTGGTCGAGGGTGAAACTGACGCCGCGCTGATCCGCGAGGCGATTGGCGACGTGACCAAGTACGAGTCCACGAAGGTTCTTGGTGAAGCTGTAGCAGCCATGAAGAGCAAGATCACTGAGAAGCGCGAGGAAAAGCGCAAGGAATTCGAGCGAGTCCACGCCATTGAAGAGGGGCTTCGCAAGAAGAATTCCGAACTGGCGGACGGCTTGGAAGAAGCTCTGCTGTCGAATAAGCAGTTGGCCTTGGAGCTATACGCTGAGCGGCGGCTGATGAACCACCCCGAGCGCGACAAGATCCGTGCTGTTCTTGATCACACCAAACTCGAATCACGCGAGCAGGTGGACGACATCCTGGAGCAGTTCCGGGAAGTCGAGCGCGACTCCGATGATCTCGCAGCAGTGCGCGACCGGGTCAGGAACGCGCTGGGCGGCGGTCGGGAGCATCTGCCGGAAGCGCGTCGCGGTAAGGCGGGACGAGCGGTCGGTAACTACAATGGTACGGGCACCAGCCTAAACGAACTAAGATCCTTGTCAGGGCTGGGGCATAGGGAGTAGAGTAGGGTCGATCTTTTGGCGGGCTGCGACCCGCAGGGAACAACAAGACAGGAGCCAATGATGGAAGCGCGAGAGATGCTTGAAGAGGGTCGCCGCACAATTGCCGACCAAAGCTACGTCGGCGCACTCATCCGAAAGTGGGGAGACTTTCTGGAAGGGATGCC